GATCAACACTCATGAAGGTAACACTTCACCACTATTCAAACCTTCTACTCAAGGTACCGATGGTTACATGGCATCACTCTATGTTACTCAACTAGAGAAAGATGCTAGTGCAAGTGGTGTTGCTCTTAGAACATATGAATTAGTTCATTCATTCCCAACTAACGTCTCTCAAATCGATCTTGCTTATGATAGTAATGATCAGGTTGAAGAGTTCACAGTTGAGTGGCAGTATTCATACTTCAGAGCTGGTAATGGTTTATCCACATCAGCTGCTGGTTCTTCAGTATCAGGTAGAGTCGGAAACAACAAAGAAGTGGGTTGATAAATAGTTGAACGATCAACTATAGTTTTAAATCATGAGTCAATTATTTGGCTTCCAGATTAATAGGAAGGATAAGGGCAGGGGGCAATCTCCTGTCCCTCCTGCTGCTGATGATCCAGTAGCAGTTGCTGCTGGTGGTTATTATGGAACCTATGTAGATACGGACAACTCTGCTCGTAACGAGTTTGAGATGATCCGTCGCTATCGCGATATGGCAATTCACCCTGAGGTGGATAGTGCCGTAGATGAAGTTGTTAACGAGTTTATCGTTAGTGACGCATATGATTCCCCAGTAGAAATTAATCTGGATAATCTTGAAGTGGGTAATGGTGTAAAAACCAAAGTCCGTAAAGAGTTTGATTATCTCAAACGTCTTTTAAATTTCGACAATCGCGCACATGAGATTGTTAGAACTTGGTACATTGAAGGAAGGTTATTTTATCATAAGGTCATTGACCTAGAAAACCCAAAGAAAGGTATTACGGAACTTCGGTACATTGATCCAATGAAGATCAAGAAGGTTCGTCAAAAAATCGATAATGCTCCAAAAGATGCTCTAGCACGTGCAGCAATTAAAGGCACAGCACTTGAGTATGAATATGGTACGTTTGTTGACTACTATCTTTTTAATCCAAAAGGATTCTATAAAGGTGGTGTCTTAGGACCAATTGGTGACATGTCATTGTCACAAGGTGTAAAGATGGCAGTAGATTCTGTCACCTTTGTTAATTCTGGACTACAAGATTTAAACAAAAGAATGACTCTTGGTTACCTTCATAAGGCAATCAAGTCTCTCAATCAACTTAGAATGATTGAAGATAGTCTTGTTATATACAGACTGTCCCGTGCTCCTGAGCGTAGAATTTTCTACATTGATGTAGGTAATCTACCTAAGGTTAAAGCGGAACAATATCTTCGTGATGTTATGAGTCGCTATCGCAACAAGCTAGTGTATGATGCAAACACTGGTGAGATGCGTGACGACAAAAAGCACATGAGTATGCTAGAGGATTTTTGGTTACCTCGTAGAGAGGGTGGTCGTGGAACTGAGATCACAACTCTACCTGGGGGACAGAACCTAGGCGAACTCAAAGATGTTGAGTATTTTAAGAAGAAGCTTTATAACAGCCTCAATCTTCCTCCCTCTCGTCTCACAGACGATAACAAAGGATTCAACCTCGGTAAAACCACTGAAGTCCTCCGTGACGAACTTAAGTTCACCAAGTTCATCGGAAGACTACGTAAAAGATTTAGCGAGTTATTCCACGATATTCTCAAGACTCAACTCATTCTTAAGGGAGTAATTTCTCCTGAAGACTGGGATGATATGAAAGAGCATATCCAGTATGACTATCTTTTTGATAATCATTTCAATGAACTTAAAGAAATTGAAATGATGAATCAGAGAATGATGACTGTCACTCAGATGGATCCATTTGTAGGTAAGTATTTCTCTGTAGAACATATCCGTCGTCATGTTCTTAATCAGACAGACACGGACTATAAGGAAATTGATAAGCAGATGAGGAAGGAAATCGAATCTGGTCTTGCAATTGATCCTGCGGATATGAATGCTATGGATCAAATGACTGCAGCAAACCAAGCTCTTGCTCCTGAAATTCAGGATGCACAAGCACAAGATGCTGCAGAAAGAGATTCAGTAGCACAAGATCAATCGATGGAAAGAGAGATCAAGAAGGCAAGAGCAATGCCTAAACCTACCGCAAATACTAAATAACTTATATTGATTCAAATATTATGTCAGATAAAACTGAAAATCAAGTTGCAAACGAAGTAAGTATTGTTGATCAAATCGGCAATAATGATAGATCGTCTGCAATTGATGCAATCAAAGATATGTTATTTGCTAAGGCATCTGATGCTATGGCAGATTACAAGAAGGTTGTAGCGAATACATACTTTGATGAACCTACCGAGACGGAAGCACCCAAAGATGAAACTGATAACGGAACAGATTGAAGACGTTAAACTCCTTACAGAGGAAAGAGACGGAAAGAAAATCCTTTATATTGAAGGTGTTTTTCTTCAATCCGAATTAAAGAATCGCAACGGTCGTATGTACCCATTCAATGTTCTTAACCGAGAGGTTGAGAGATACAATGAAGAGTATGTAAAATCGAAACGTGCCTTAGGTGAACTTGGTCATCCCGATGGTCCTACTATCAATCTTGATAGAGTGTCACATCGTATCACTGAACTCCGCGCCGAAGGCAACAACTTTATGGGCAAGGCACAGATCCTTGACACACCCATGGGTAAAATTGCATCATCACTTTTAGGTGAAGGTGTTCAATTAGGAGTATCATCCAGAGGTATGGGAAGCATTGAAAAGCGTGAAGACTGCTCTGTAGTCAATGACGATTTCATGCTTACAACTGCTGCTGATATAGTAGCAGATCCTTCCGCACCTGATGCATTTGTAAATGGAATCATGGAAGGAAAGGAGTGGGTATGGGACAACGGAATTCTGAAAGAGACTGAAGTTGCTAAATACCAACGTTACATGAACAATGCATCGCGCAGTGTCATGGAAGAGAAGACTCTCAAAGTGTTTGAGCATTTCCTCTCAAATCTTTGAATCTATAAATACTCATAGAAATAATACTATTTACGGAAAATTACGAGGTTTACTCAAATGTCAGATAAGATTAACGAAAAATTTGAGGAGTTCGTTACCAAGAACAAGGTGATTGTAGAGAACGCAGGCGATCCTATGCCTACCGTTACTGCAAACGTTATACCTGGCACTGGTAGTGAACCCACTCAGGTCTCTGACGTCCAGACTGGTTCTGGCGGCAAGGATCCTGCACCTACCGTTTCTCCATCAGTTGCACCTGGACAATCTGCACCAGCAGATTTAGGTGGTAGTTCTACCACTCCAAATGAGCATGATGAAGATGGTGAAGAGAATCCTGGAGCAAAAGCAGCTGCACCTGTATCGCAAGATGGCAGTGTGACCTCAACCGCTGGTAAGCCTGGTAAGGATCCACAACCTAGTGTTGGTGCTCAAGTAGCATATGGCACTGGACTTGGTGGTAATGTAACATATCCAATCAAAGCAGGCTTTGAAATTGATATGTCTAAAGACGTTGCTGCCCTATTAGAAGGTACAGAACTTTCCGAAGAATTTGCAGAGAAAGCAAAGACTATCTTTGAATCTGCTGTTAAAGCAAAACTTCAGGAAGAGTACAACAAGCTTGTAGAACACTTTACTAAAGCACACGCAGAGAAGTTAGAGGAATCTAAGAAACAACTCTCTGAAGAAGTTAATGGTACAGTAGACTACGCCGTCGGTCAATGGATGGAGCAAAACCAAGTTGCTGTTGACCGTGGAATAAGAAATGAGATCACTTCAGACTTCATAGCAGGTTTGAAGGGTCTCTTTGAAGAGCACTACATTTCTATCCCAGACGAGAAAGTCGATGTGGTAGAAGGTATGGCTGAATCTATTCGTGAGATGGAAACACGCCTTGACGAACAGGTCAAGTCTAATGTGAAATTACAAAATCGTCTTAATGAGTCTGCAAAACTCAATATTCTGGCCACTGTGTCAGAAGGACTGGCAGATACTCAAAAAGAAAAACTCGCAGCTCTTGCTGAGGGTCTAGAGTTTGTCTCAGAAGAGTCATTCTCCAAGAAGGTTAAGACCATTAAGGAGTCTTACTTTAAAGAGGCATCTACTGCACCTGCAGAGATTGCTGATGAAACACCAGTAGAAGGAGCATCTGCGGAGGTAACACCAGTAATGGCACAGTACCTTAATGCAATGAACCGCTGGAATTCTTGATAATAAAATAAATCTATTTTTCTCATACGAGCAAATGTTTAACTCAAAAGCTCTAACAGAAAAGTGGTCACCTGTTCTAGGTCACGAAGGTGCTGGCACCATCAAAGACAACTATAGAAAGGCTGTTACTGCTGTACTGTTAGAAAACACAGAAAAGACTCTACGTGAAGAGCGTGGAATAATTAACGAAGCATCCAACACAGTTGGATCTATCGCACCAGCTGGTCTATCAGGCGATAGTCTAGCAAATACCCCCGCTACTGGTGGACTAGCAGGTTTCGACCCTGTTATGATCAGCCTCATCCGTCGTGCTATGCCAAACTTGGTAGCATACGACATCTGTGGCGTTCAACCAATGAGCGGACCTACTGGACTTATCTTCGCGATGAAGTCACACTACCAAGAGAACGGTTCAGCTCTCCGTGGTGGTCCAGAAGCCCTATACAACGAACCCGATTCAAACTTCTCTGCTTCATCTGCAGGTCCAGGTGTTTACAACCAGACTAACGCTTCTGGTGGTTCTGACACTAACCCTCGTGGAGACGGTGGAACTACAGACGCTAACCCAGGTCTTCTTAATGACTCTGGTGCTTACGAGCGTGGTGAAAAGGGTATCGAAAGACAGAGTGCTGAAACTTTAGGTTCAGGTGCTACTCTGTTCAACGAAATGAGCTTCAGCATAGAGAAGACTTCAGTACAAGCACGTACTAGAGCCCTCAAAGCTGAATACACATTAGAACTTGCACAGGACTTGAAAGCAATTCATGGTCTAGATGCTGAGCAAGAACTCGCTAACTTATTGTCTAGTGAGATCCTTGCTGAGATCAACCGTGAAGTTGTTAGAACTGTATACACAGTTGCAAAACCTGGTGCACAAAACAACACTGCTAACGCTGGAATATTCGACTTAGACGTTGACTCCAACGGTAGATGGTCAGTTGAGAAATTCAAGGGACTTATGTTCCAGATAGAAAGAGATGCTAACGCTATCGCGCAGCAAACTCGTAGAGGAAAGGGTAACTTTATCCTTACATCTGCTGATGTTGCTTCTGCACTCGCTATGTCTGGTGTTCTTGACTACTCTTCAGGTCTAACTGGAGCTGGTGGACCTTCCATCGGTGAAGTAGATGACACTGGAAACCTACTTGTAGGTACAATGAACGGAAGAATCAAGGTCTACGTTGATCCTTATTCTGCTAACGTTTCAAACAGCCACTTCTATGTTGCTGGATATAAGGGTTCATCTCCTTATGACGCTGGACTGTTCTACTGCCCATACGTTCCCCTACAGATGCTCAGATCTATTGATCCTAGCACCTTCCAACCTAAGATTGGATTTAAGACTCGCTACGGCATGGTCGCAAACCCATTCGTTGTTGATGGTTCTGGTAACCCTGATCAAGAGACACTTACCGCATCACGTAACCAATACTACAGACGTGTTCTTGTTAAGAACCTTATGTAACCCAAGTTACGATATTCACACAGGCACCCCACAGGGTGCCTTTTTTATGCTTAAATAAATGTACCTAATGGTACTGCATATGAACGGTAGACTAGATAAGGTTGCTATGACTAGCAAACTTATGCAACTCAAAAGAGAATTACATTACAAGTGTGAAATAGGTGAGATGGGTGAATGGGAATGCGAGGGAGCTAATAAATATTTAAATAAATCTCTTGATGTATTAGATGAATACTGTCAATGAAAATTATACACTTATACTATTACTATGCTTAACACCACTCTTAGTGGTGTTTATTATTATGAAGCTTGCTATGTGGTTAACTGAAACGAATTCGTTTCGCAATGAAACTGAAAAACTTAAAAGGATGCAACATGGTCCTTATGAAGTTTGGGATGATGAGGAGGATGACAAATGGGAATAAAACATAGTTATAATAATCCATCAACACCTCGTGCTGACTTATCTAAGGTAGAAGCGGGTAGTGATGATGATGGGTTTGGATTTGCTGGTGCTAAAACTATCATTGATAAAGATGGATGGAGACAAAGAGCACCAGTAAGTGATAGAGAATGCATCCGTATATGTTTACACAACAGTATAAATTTATGTAGTGTTGAAAAAGAACAGGTGAAAAGACTTTACATTAAATATGGAGGTAAAGAAATCATATGATTGAGAAAGGTGATAAGATAGTTAGGATGGTACTACTGAGTCCACATGAAGCAGACCACTTATATAAAAAACCAAACGGTACGTTTTACTGGCAACACCACAGAAAGGATGGTGACACCTATTCTATACCTGAGATACAGATGGAGATGTTCCCACCTCCACCACCCAAGAAGATAGTGATAAACAAAGATGCAGCACATCATAATATACTAGAAAAATATTATGGTAAAGACTGGGAACTTAAACCCGTAGAAGGACTAGGAGATCATTATGACTAAAATAGATACACAAGGAATGAGTGGTCCTACTACTAAGGGTAGTAAGGACAATGTATTTCCTAAAGATGCGGAAGGTAATCCAATCTATCCACCATTTAATGTTAAACCATTACCATTGATTGAACCTAAATTAAGACAAGAATTAAAAGACCTTATCAACGAGGTGTTAAATGAGCGACAAGCATCCTAACGGTTACACAAGACAAATGCTTAAGGATATACTTGGCACATCATGGCCAACTATGCCTGAAGACCATGAGACAGGTAATCAGATGAGAAGAAGAAAGGGACAAGAGATGAGAGCAGGGTTAAGACCCTATCCTAAGTATCCATCAAAGAAAACAGGACCAAACTTTGATGAGAATGGTAAGTATATCTATCCACCAGGATCAGGGTTTAATTGGATGGAAACAATAGATCCTGATTCACCATGGAATTGCACAGGTGGTAAGGTATCATGACATTTATTGTCCCAGAGTATACTTGTAAACATCCTATATTTCCTCATCACAATACTGTTGATCTAATGTATGATGCTCTAAATAATGGATGCGAGCAAAAGGACTGGTATGCTTACCTTGATTTTATAACTAATAACCAATACGATTTTGGAGGAGGATGATGAACACACCAAACTGGCAGCATCACTCTAAGAAGGATGCCAAACGAAAACTTAAACCTCAAGCACTACGTGCTGCAAGAGAAAGACGCAGACATTTAATAAAGCGTTTATTGAACCCCACCAAGCGTGGGGTTTCGTCGTATTGTGGGTTAATAAATAGTAAGTAGCTTATAAATTGACATGTCCGCTAAGTGGTATAAGGAACAACCTTCTAATAGAAATTTCTTAAATCCAATTGGTTTCCTTCTTAAACTGGAAAAGTTTGAGGGAGTGGACTTCTTTTGTCAAACAGCAAATGTACCTGACATTACAATGCCTACTACGGAAGTAGCAAGTCCATTTAGGAACTTGCCTATCTATCCTGGTGGTGGAGTAACGTTTGGTGATTTTTCTGTACGTTTTATTGTTGATGAAGATTTAAAAAATTACTACAGCATTCACTCTTGGATGCGTGACGTTGGTAATGCAGACCAGATGCAGAGAGAAGTATTAGAATCTGACATCTATACACAAGGTCAACTTCTTATAGTTACATCACAATACAATCCAGCATTCGTTGTTGATTTTAAAAACCTATTTCCTGTTGGGTTATCTAATTTGCAATTTGATGCTACAATGACAGATACAGAATACATTACTGCAGAGGTTGCCTTTAAGCACCAAGAATTTTACATTCGTGATAAAAATATGAAATCATTATGAATTTTGATACCCTTTATAATAAATTTGAAAATTTAAGAGAGCAATGGGCGGATGATTCTGCAGTTGACTTTCAATTTAAAAACAAACAATACAGTGCAGATCTGGGACAACTCGCTTTAGACATCCCTTTCCAGCACAATAAATACTTAAACCATTACACTGACATTCAACAGATTAAAACCTCTCTGGAGTTTCAGATCCGTAAAGTGGTTAGAGAGAAGCGTGAGTATTACTCTGGCGAGGCAGACGCTAAGACATACGCCGCTAAACCATTCGGAACCTCAATTAAGACTCAAGATAAATTAAAAGTTTATGTAGAGTCTGATGATGATGTTATCAACCTAGAAGCAAAAATTAAATACCTAGATCAAATGCTTTATTGGTTGGATCAAGTCATGAGACAAATTTCCAACAGAGGGTTTCAGATCAAGAGTGCAATTGAGTGGGAGAAATTCGTAAATGGACAATGACAACCACCATTAATATTAAAAAGAAAAACGAAGTCTACATTACTATACAATCTGCTCAAGAACATGTACATCATGAACTGTCAGATTACTTTTCGTTTGAAGTCCCTGAAGCAAAATACTTAAAGAAGAATCCTAGATACAAATATTGGGATGGAACTATTCGTCTGTACTCACCAGGTACAGGCGAACTTTATCATGGTCTAATGAAACACTTAGAATTGTGGGCCAACGAAAGGCAATATAATATTGAGTACGAAAAGAATGATTGGTATGGGGATATTACAGATGATAATAGGTTTGTCTCTCCTGCAGGTGTTAAACACTTCATGGATAAGATTACTAAAGATGGTATCACTCCACGTACATATCAATATAATGCAGTTTATGAAGCGATAAAGAATAACCGTAAGTTACTTCTTTCTCCTACGGGGTCTGGGAAATCTCTTATGATCTACTCCATAGTCAGATACTATGCTGCCACCGCAAAGAAGATACTTATAGTCGTCCCAACTACTTCCCTTGTTGAGCAAATGGTTAGCGATTTCGCTGACTACGGGTGGGATGCTGATTCTTTTATTCATAAGATCTACGGTGGTAAGGATAAGATTACTGATAAAAATATTATTATATCAACTTGGCAATCGATTTACAAATTCCCCAAGAGATACTTTGATGACATAGATTGTGTCATTGGTGATGAAGCACATCTATTCAAGAGTAAATCACTTACTGGCATCATGACTAAGTTGCATAATGCTAAGTATAGATTTGGTTTTACTGGTACCCTAGACGGTAGCAAAACTCATAAATGGGTATTAGAAGGATTATTTGGTGATTGTGAGCAAGTGACAAAAACTGATTCATTGATTAAAGAAGGTTACTTATCTAAGTTTAGGATAAAAGTTCTACTTTGTAAACATGCTCCTCAGCATTTTGACACATATCATGATGAGATGGAGTATCTTGTATCACATAAAGGAAGAAATAACCTTATCAAAAATCTTGTTCAAGATATTAAAGGCAATACCCTAGTTCTATTTAACTATGTAGAGAAGCACGGAGAGCCACTTTATGAACTAATAAATAGCATCATAGACCCTGAACGAAAACTATTTTTTGTTCATGGTTCAACTGATGTAGAAGACCGTGAAGAAGTTCGCAAAATTACAGAGACAGAATCTAATGCTATCATCGTTGCCAGTTACGGCACCTTCTCAACTGGAATTAACATTAAACGTCTTCACAACATCGTATTTGCATCTCCATCTAAATCAAGAATCAGGAACCTTCAATCGATTGGAAGGGTTCTAAGAAAAGGAGAAGGCAAAGACATCGCAACCTTATATGATATAGCTGATGACATTGGTGGTCAGAACTATACACTCAGACATTTGAATGAAAGAGTAACCATTTATAATGAAGAGAATTTTAAGTATGAGGTTATTAGAGTAAACCTTAGGGCAAACTAATATGGAAGAAGAATTCTATGCAAATTTAAAATTAGTATCGGGTGAAGAGATCATCTCTAAAATATCTTATCTTACTGAAGAGGATAGGATATTGTTGGATCGACCTCTCTCTGTAGAGAATGCTAGAAAAAGACAGGGTGCATTAGAAGTATCAGGATTTCATTTGAAAGAATGGATGAATGCTACAATGGAAGATGAATTTATTATACCTAAAGACAAAGTTATTACCATTACTGAGATTGAAGGAGAGATAGTTGACTTCTATCAAAAGACCCTTAATAGAATAGATAGTGGTAAATCTCTAGCAGGTAGAGGAAAAAAACTGCCCCGTGCTTCGGGGTACGTAGGTTCTGTAAAAGAAATGAAAAAATCTCTAGAGGGTATCTTTAAGAGAAGTTAAAGCTACAACCCTCCTGAACCCTTGACAGAGTTATCCTACTCAGGTTTTGAGGATTTGTCAACCCCTTTTACAAAACCCTTTACAAAACCCTGACTAAGTGGTATACTTGGTACATGATTATATCAGCAACCTAGTGGCATACACCGTAATGGCAAAAAGAAAACAAACCGAATACTACGTCAACAATAAAGAATTTCTTGCTGCCATAGTTGAGTATCGTAACAAAGTGCATGATGCAAAGGAATTGGATCAACCAAGACCTCGTGTCACGAATTACTTAGGGGAATGCTTTCTCAAGATTGCTACACATTTATCATACAAACCAAATTTTGTCAACTACATGTTCCGCGAGGACATGATCTGTGATGGTATTGAAAACTGCTTGCAGTACATTGACAATTTCGACCCAGAAAAATCTAAGAACCCTTTTGCTTACTTCACTCAGATTATATACTATGCGTTCTTGCGTAGGATTCAGAAGGAGAAAAAGCAACTAGAGATCAAAGGAAAGATTTTAGAAAGATCTGGATATGATGAGGTAATGCACACCGATTCTTACACTGGGGATATGCAAGGAATGAATGCTTCTTATTCTGATATGGGTAGCATCAAAGAAAACATAGAAACTAGAATGAACAGATGAGTGGCGATTATGAATCCTATGTATGGTATGAAACCTCCTATGGAAGATTTCGTATCGAGAAGAAATGCTTTAGAACGTGGACTAGCTACTGTGAGAAAGGTCAGGAGATCCTCACAACAGATTCACGGAAAGCTGTCATTCATCTCTCAGGATTCCACTTGGAAGGTGTCGCAACCAACTGGTCAAATGCTAGAATTACTAATCCGAACTTACAATAACCATGAAAATTAAAACACAGTTTTCAACTGAAAAAAGCGATAACGCTAAACCAACAGAGAATCTTGAACAACTCTTAACAAGATTCACTAAGAGAATTGCACAGATTAAAGGACAAGAACAAACAGATAAGACAGCGGAACAACTTCATTATCTTCGTGGTTGCAAAGAGACTATTGAATATCTTATGACTGGTCAGTTACCTAATGATGGAAATCATGATGGTATGAAACATCATAGACCAGTAAAGCATAACGATTTAGATTCACTAGATTAAAATGATCTTTCTATCAAAACCATCAGTGTATACATTACCAGGTACATGGGAAAAGCAAGATGCTATAGTTCACCATTTAAACCTGACTCCTGATCAAGGATTTATTTTATTCTTTGGTCTAGTTGTTGTAGGTCTAGTCATCTATGGACTTTATCTTACACTAGGAGCAGGTAAGAAAGACTTAAGAGATCCTATTGACGAACATGCTAAGATGCATGAGTTAGGAATTGCCCACGGTCATGGTGGAGATAAAGAAGCATATGAAATTTCTGGCAAATTAGATAAATGATTGATGATGATATCAAGATCTCTATCAACCTTAACAAGTTGGTAGAGGCAAGAGCAAAACTCCAAAGTCAATATGGAGATTACTCTAGAGAGATATGCAAGGGTGAATACCTTGATGGGAATGATCTTGATCGTATCGCAACTGGATTGAGGGATACCTTAACTTGGGATGCTCTTTATACTATGGTTGATGATGCTGTACTGGATTACTTGGGTTTAAAGGAAACTCATTATGGTGAGATTCAACCTGAACCTGGTCGTGAAGCATATCTAAATCAGATTGAAAAGAATAAGAAAGACTTTAAGATGGTTGATTTAGTATCACCAGCATGGACAATCCAAGTACCTATGAGGAAATAATGAGACTAACACAAGAAGTCATTCAGAAAATCCAACTAGCAATGACTCACACCAAAATGAACGGTGAGACTAACTGGAAGGATGGTGACGAGATAGATGTCTGCCTTGGTGGACACTTTGCTGGTGATAAGTTCATTAGTATAATCAACAGAACACGTAGTAACACAACTAAAAGATAATGTGGTATGTCATAGGATGGACTATAGTTACACTATGGTTACTATCAAAAATGGGTGTATTTAAAAAATGAAGATTGCATTGATTACCGATCAACATCTTGATGGGAGAAAAGGCAACATCAATTTCTGGAACTTTTGGCAGAAATTTTATGATGATGTCTTTTTTCCTACTCTAGAGAAAGAAGGCATTGATACTATAATTGATTTGGGTGATACGTTTGACAATAGAAAGTCTATGGACTTCAATACATTTGATCGTATTACTGAAAATTATTTTGAAAAGTTAAGACCATATAAGGTGCATATGCTTATCGGCAATCATTGCATCTATTATAAGAATACCAATAAAATTAATTCACCTGAGTTACTTCTTAATCAATATGATAATATTAAGATCTATAAAGAGTCTGAAGATATTGAACTTGGTGGTAAAAATTTCCTAATGCTTCCTTGGATTAATAGGGAGAACTATGATGATGTTTTAAAAACACTTAGTAGTAGTGAGTCTGATATTTGTTGTGCTCACTTAGAACTTGCTGGTTTTGAAATGACTCCTGGTCTTGTTATGGATCATGGTATGGATCCAAAACTATTCCATCGTTTTAAACGTGTCTGGTCTGGACATTATCATCACAAATCAAAACGAGGTAATATTCAATACCTAGGTAACCCATATCAGATGTTTTGGAATGACTACAAGGATACTCGTGGGTTTCATATCTATGATACTGAAACTGATAGACTTAGATTTATCAAAAATCCATACGAAATGTTTGATAAGATCTCCTACGACGACAGCAACTTCGACTACAACAAATACGATGTGTCTTGTCATAAAGACAAGTACATCAAGATCATCGTTAACGAAAAGCGTGACTACCAAATGTTTGAAACATTGGTTGATCGTCTTTACAATGTAGGTGTTCATGATGTAAAAATTGCTGAGACTCTAGTTGAAGTAGATGGTGTAGATGAAGCAGATCTAGAAACCAAAGATACCATGACACTTCTTAATGAATATATTGATGATGTGGAGATGGTTGTAGATAAAACTGATCTCAAGAAACTCATGAGATCTCTATATATTGAAAGCTGCAACGTATCTTAAATGTTTATAGTAACACTAGAGGATCAACCTGATGGTGTATATTCTGTTTTTGATGCAGCAGAAGATAGGGTCATTCCTATCTTTACTGATGTAGATGACGCTGAAAGGTATCTTATGATGCTACAGGATGATGACGATTATCCACCCATGCAGCTTGTAAAAATGGAAGATCATGCTATAATAGACGCATGTCATACTAGAGGACAGAAGTTCTCTATCATAACCCCTGACGATTTTATTATTCCACCCGACGACCAAGAATGATTATTTTTAAAAAGATCCGTTGGAAGAATTTTCTCTCGACGGGCAATGTGTTTAGTGAAGTTGATCTATTAGGTGCCAAGACTAATTTAATAATTGGAAGTAACGGAGCAGGTAAGAGCACCATATTAGATGCTCTTACTTTTTCTTTGTTCGGAAAACCCTTCCGTAAAATTAGTAAGAGTATGTTGGTTAATAGCATCAATGAGAAAGGTGCTATGACTGAAGTAGAATTTTCTATTGGTAAAGTTGAATATAAAGTAATTCGTGGTATCAAACCTAACAAGTTTGAGATCTTTTGTAATGGGCAACTGTGGAATCAAGAAAGCACAGTTATGGATCAGCAGAAAAATCTTGAGCAGAATG